GTGACGCTCGTGTTGATGCGGAACCTCGTGGTCGGGTCGGCGCCCGTGGAGCTCCCGAGGCCGGTCACCGTCCTCCAGCCATCGATGCTGTCGCTGCACGTCGTGCCCCAGAAGAAGACGCGGTCGCCAACGGCGAGGCCGTGCGCCGTACTCGTCGTCACGACGGCAGGATTCGATTGGCTGACGGCGCTCACGGCGGTAACCTCGACGCTGCCGCCAGTGCATACGGTCATGCGACGGATCTTGAGGAAACGGTCGGCGTCCACGCCGTTGTCGTCAGGCGTGATGTCCGAGTCGCTGTAGATGTAGGCGCGTATGCAGTCGAAGGAGCTGTACGAGCTGACGTTGATGAGCTGCGGCGTCCAGGCCGTCTTCGTGTCGGTCGCGCCAGACTTGCTCCACATGCTGTAAAACGAGCCGTCCCACGGGTCGCTCCCGACCTCGATCTTGGCGTGCCAGTTGGATGCGCCCACGTTCAGTTGATACTCGAAGAGCAGGTAGTGGATGTAGGCTCCTGGGTAGCCCAACCCCTCGTCCAGCCAGTAGTAGAGCGCGCCCTTGCGGTCGGCGTTGATGCAACCGCCCTTCTCGAGCTTGATCTCGAGGCCGCCATCGGTGTCCACGTAGATGTTCTTCGGGTTCTTCTCGCCGCGCTCGAACCACCTACCGCTGTCGTCGTCCGTATGGGTCAGTATGTAGTCGCGGCGCTGGCCGGCAAGCCACCAGTAACTGCCGCACGTCACGTCGTGGAACACCTTGCCGTCCTCGATCGTTGGGACCGTGGTATCGCTGGTGACGACACCCTCGTAGAGCCTGCGGCGATTATCGTTTGGACCGTGGAGCAGGGTGATCGCCGCGCCCTTGTTCACAGGGCCGGGGTCGATTTCTCCGAGGATGTTGCGAGCGTCCATCCTGAATGAGCCGTCGCCATACCCGCCGGGGTCTGTCGTCGTCCAGCGGAGTCCTGGGAGAAGGCGGGCTTCAAGGCCGCCACCAGAGTCAATCAGCATTGTGAACGTGCCGTCGAACAGCGGATTGTCAGAACCGGGAGGCGTATCGGGAACTGCGGCAACGACGTTGAAGGTCACCGGAGCCGACGCGGTTCGCCCGGTCGGCGTGACGCTGATGTCGTAGGCGCCGACGGAGAGGCCACTCGGCACGGTGACGCGGATTTGCGTATTGGCGTAGCTGGTCTGGGTCATGGTGGTGCCGCCGATGGTCACCACGCCGGCGCTGGTGAAGTCGGTCCCAGTCAGCGTGACGACCGTGCCGACGATGCCGCTTGACGGCCCGAAGCCAGTGATGATGGCGAGCGGGATCGTGTCTGCGGCAACGACGAAGGTGATGTTGGCGAGGTCGCCGGCCAGGTAGTTGCCATACGCCGTGAGCTGGACCGTGTAGCTGCCGTCGCTGACCGCAGGGATGGTCACGCGGACTTGGGTATCGCTCCAGAGGATGATGACCGCAGGCGTCCCGTTGAAGGTCACCGTGCCGTCGCTGCCGAGATCGGTGCCGATGAGGGTCAGCGTGTCGCCAGGCGCGCTCCCGGTCGAGGTGTAGGTCGTGATGTGGGATTGCAGCCACTCGTCTGCCCACTGGTCCTTGACCTTGGCGGCGATGTTGAGGTTGAAGCCAGACACCGCCGAAGCCGGCTTGAGGGCGCCGATGGTCGATACCCAGAACTGCGGCCCGCCGGTGACCTGGGTCATCGATGGGTCACCGATGCTCCCGGCGGTGGCCTCGATGCCATAGAGGCAGCCGATGCTGGCGTCATCACCGAGGATGGTGTTGGCGTAATCGACGCCGCTGGGAGCGACAAGATCAGCAAGGACCGCAGATGCGAGGCTGTAGGTGTTGTTGTTGCCACTGCCTACGGCCCCGATGACCATCGCGCCGTTGGTGACGGTCGTAAGCGACGGGAAATCGACCACAGCGAGGGCGCCGGTCAGCATCGCGCTCTCGTAGGCGTCCCACGGGTCAGTCCCGGTATCGACGCCGCGGAAGGCGTGGATATGCGCGACGATGGAGCCGCTTGCTCCTGTGACCGTGGGCGCGCTCTCGGTGCCAGTGTGACGCTTCCAGAAGCGCGTCACCTGGGCGGCGTCGCCCGCCGAGGCGCTGACCTCTGCGATGAGGAACATCGAAGACAAGGTCAAGGTGCCGGTCGTGGTAGCGAAGCGCGCCATATAGCGGTACTCGTCGGTCATCGTCAGGGCGGTGCTCCGCTGACGGTCCCGCGTCGCGCCGAAAGTCAGGGTCGTCCCAAGGTTGGTGGTGCCGGTGCCGCTGTCGGAGGAGGCGTCGTAGCGCACATAGGCACTGGCGATGGGCGAGGCCGAAGCATCGTCGGCAGTCGCCTCCGAATACCAGGCCGTGCCAGACGACCACTGGCCCTCGTCGTAGTAGATGCGCTGGTACGGGTTCGTGGTCGCGCTGGTGCCGCTGTACGCCAGACTGATGCGCGTGTAGACCAGAGCCAGCGAGAGATCGGTCAGCTTCACGTACAGGTTCGCCGAGTAGAGGTAGGCGTAGTAGGAGACGTTGCTGGTCTTGATCCGCAGCTCGAACTCGTCGCCGTTGGTGAAGTTCACGGCGTCGTTGGCGAAGTCGGCGGCGGTGCAGATGTCAATCGTGTTGCCGGTCTTCGTGACTTCCGCGCCGGTGACGGCCAACTCGTCGGTCTTGTTGTAGAGCGCGACCGAGGTCGTCGCTGACGCGCTGCCGTTCGAGACGACGGCCTCAAGCGTCCACGGCGAGCCGCTGGCGATGGTGGCGAGTTTGCTCTCTTCCTTGAGCCACAGCGGATAGCGGCCAGGGAGCGCCTGCGTGTAGGTGCCCGATTGCGTCGAGTCACATGAGCCAGAGCTGGAGTCGCTTTGTGGCGCGCTCAGTGCGCCAGTGACCAACGGGATCTGCAGGCGGGTCTTGGTCGCCCCACTTTGCACGACCACGATGCGCGCGGCGTAGACGGTCACGTTGCCCTGCGCCGCCGTCGCCGGCATACGGACGGCGAAGATGCTGTTGCCGGTGGCTGGGACGAAGGATGACGAGCGCATCCTCACATAGGAGAGCGTGCTGGTCCCAGTCGCTATGGTCGCCTCGACGGTCGTGTTGGTGACATCGTAGAGCTCGACGTTGTAGCTCGTCGTGGTGTTGGTGGAGAGGACGATCTCGAAGTAGTAGGTAGCGCCGTCGTAGTCGGCAGGGTCGAGCCTGATCTGGCTGCGCTGGTAGACATCCTGGCTCGTCTCCGAGCGGATCGGCCTGCCGAACATCTCCAGGGTGACGACGAGGTCCATGCCGCCGCCGCCGCCCTGACGCTCGACCCTCTTCGTGTAGCCCGAGCAGGCGAGCGTGTCGTGCGTGTTCAGCCCGCAATCGAGGACCAGGATGTCGTCCCGCAGGCAGCCCGCAGGCAGCGCCGGCGAGACGCTGGCCGCGTTCGCTTCTGCACGAGCGCCCACACCAACATAGGTGATAGCCATCAGCTCAACCCCGAGATGTCGGAGGTGACGGAGCGAGAACCTACCAGCGTGACCTGGGAGGAGGTCAGCGCGGCATAGCTGTTGCTGGTCGAGTTGCGCCAGCGCATGTCGTGGATGCTGATCGGCAGCGTGAGGTTAGCATTGGGGCGCTGCTCGATGTAGACCGGGTCGTAGGAGTCGGACCCGGCGATGGTCATATCGCAGTCGCTGATGGTCACTGAGTCCATCGGCGCGTGCAGGAAGAACCAGTGGTTGAGATGCGTGTAGGAATCAAGCACCTCGCAGCTACAGTTCTCGAAGGTGAAGTTGCCGAAGCGCCGCGAAGTCATCGGCCCAGTTCTGAGCTCGACCACTTCGATTTCTGGGTTGGCGATCTCTGGTTCAGGGATGTTGTCGGGCCACCAGGCGTTGGTGCATTCGCCGTACCAGTAAAGGTTCTTGAACACGTAGTTAGGAACCGTGTCTTTGTACGGCCAACTGAACCTCGTGACGCCGATCGGAGCGCGAAGCTTGGTCATGGTGAGGTTTTCCACGTACGCCTCGTTGAAGGCGTCGATCTCAAGCCCGTTGTCGGTCGAGTCCTCGATGTGCGTGTTGGTGACGCGACAGCGATAGCCCGCGCCGAAGCTGCCGAGGTGGATGCAAGATCCCTCAGAGCGGGTGCCGCTCACCCAGCAGTCATCAATGTTGATGTCATCAAAGAGGTATTTGACCGGCCCTTCGTAGGTCGTGTCGATGCCCATACCTTCGGAGATGACGCAGATGCCCTTGCCCTGCGCGTAGATGTTGCAGCCAGTGACGTTGATCCCAGTGCAGTATCCGTAGTGCTCCTGCTCGCGGCTGTACTGCTTGCCGACCAGGAAGATGCCCTTCTGCGTGGTGCTGGTGGTTGGCGTTGTGCGGTACACCATGTGGGCTGGCACGGTCACATCGCGGATGGTGATGTTGGTCAGGTTGGCCTGCCCCGCGAGATAGATGACGTTGCCCACCTGGCCGGCTGTCTGGCGCCAGTTAGGGTCGATGGTGAAGCCCTCGACCTCCAGGTTGCCGAAGGTGGTGTAGATCTGCGTCGCCGAGTCGTACCCGCCGAACTGAAGCCACGAGTAGCGGTCAGAGGCGTTGGCGTACCTGATGGTCGCGCCGTAGCCAGAGAAACGGACGGTGCCCGCGCAGGCGACGGTGGGCGATGTCTGCCCGTACCAGTCGTTGGTGCGGATCGGCCGCAGGTTCCAGCGGCCAGCGGCCGTGAGGTTGTACGTCCCAGGCGGGAAGAAGACGGTCGAGTGAGCACCGTTGCGCGAGTGGGTGAAGGCGGCGTCGTAGGCTGCCTTGATGTAGGGGCCGTTGTCGGTGCGGGATGTAGTGGCGCCGTAGTCGGTGACATCGAAGATCGTCGTCGCGAAGCCTTCGTTGTGGACCGCCGACGTGATGCCGCGGATGCCGCTCACCAACCTGGAGGCAACCTGCGGTGTGGCCGTGAGGGAGCGGCCCGTAAGGCCAGTGCCGTGCGTCATGACGATGTTGCACTTGCCCATGCGTCAGCCTCGGTTCGCCTCGTAGGTCATCGAGACGACGGACACTGACTTGCCCACTTCGAGCGGCACGGCATCGATGATGCAGTCGCAACCGGAGAGGCCGACGGTGCCGTCCATGACCACTGTGGAGCCGTCGCTTTGAAGGCAGCGGAACCACGTCGGCGTGATCGCTACGAGGGCCGAATCTTCGGGCGTGACGGCAGCGAAGGTGGCGATGCCGTTCGACGCCGACCCACTGCGCGCCGTCGAAGCGAAGCGCAGCTCTGCCCCGAGCGTCTGGCCGTCGAGTGCGGTGTTGGCAGTCGCCGGCTGCGTGCCGTTGTAGAGGCGCAGGTAGCCGGTGTTGCAAAGGTCAACAGTCGCTTGGGCCTCGGCGTTGGCGGCAGTCGAACTGAGCTTGGTGTTGTAGGGCACGGTCCTCCTCCTATGGTAGGCGGTTGAGAATCAGGTCGAACTCGGTCCAGAAGGCGCTCTGGAAGTCGTTGTCGCGCACGATCGTCGGTCGCGTTGACCAGACGACCTCGTAGGTGACCGAGGCGCTCCCGTCGTGGTAGACGAAGTCGCGCGGGCCGGCATCGATCACCGCGTTGAGCTGCTCGATGAGGTTGTTCAGGCCGGTCAGGTTACTGCCGTGCGCCCGCAGCGGGACCGTCATCTGGACGAGCTGCATGTCGCTGACGTTGTACTGGGCGATAGAGCCGGTGTAGCCGCGGTACTCCTCGAACGTCCTCACGCGGCTACCGGGATCGAAGCCAGGGCGCAGCGTGAAGCCGATGTCGTTGTTGCTCGGGCCGGCGTTCAGGTTGAGGCCACCGTAGGTGACAGTCGTCGGGATCGCCATCAGCGCCTCCTGGCCCTACGAGCGTCCTCGAGCTCGAGTTCGCGAGTGATGTGCGGAGCGAGGACACGGGCCGCCTCCTTGGCGGTGCCGATGAGCACCGACCCGGCGGGCACGACCACGTTCACGTTGACGTTCTTGACCACGGCCGCCGAGGCCGCATCCTGACGAGCCGTCGAACGGCCGGCGCCCTGCGAGACGACGCTGCGCTGCGGGACCGTCTGCGGTGCGACCATCTTCGAGATGCCAGCCTGCTCGATTAGTTGCGCCATGCGATTCGGCTTGGCGAGCGGCAGGATGACCTCGGGACCGTCCTCACCGACCATCGTCAGGGTCGGCTTCTTGTAGTAGCCGCCGTAGGCGTTCTCCATGATGCCGCCGCCGGTGACCAGCACCTTGATGTACTTCTCGGTGGGCATGTTGTTGAGCGCCTGGGTGATGGCAGAGATCTGGCCCGACGCCTGGTCATTGACAGTGATGGTCGGAGACGCGATCTGGCCGTTGATCTCCCGCAGCCGCTGGAGCACGGTCTGGCGCTTACTCTCGAAGGCTTTGATCTGCGCGTCCACCTCTGGACTCGGCTTCTGCTTGCCAAGCCACTCCAGGTGTTGGTCAATGGCCTCCAGGCGCGCCTTTGCCTTCTCGGCGCGGACCTCGAGGAGCACCTGCCAGTTCTTCTTGGTGAACGCCTCGAGGTCGCTCTTCAGTTTGGCGAGGTCGTGCTCTTTCCGCTCCAACTTGAGGCCGAGCCTGATGTCGCCGGGACTCTTCTTGACGAGGGCGCGCAGCTTCTCCACCTCTTTGGCCGTCTCACCGATGGTGTTCTTCTGGTCTTGGAGGCCAGCGAAGATTTCCAACTTGTCGCCCTTGATCTGCAGGTTGTTCATCTGACCGGAGAGCTGGGATAGTTGGATTCCCAGCGTCTCAGCCTCTTGGGCGGCCTGTCGAGCAATCTCGCGGAACCTCTCGGCTTGCTTTGGAGTCCGCGCGAACTTCGCTTTGCCCTCATAGAGCCGCGCCGCCTGCTGCGCCGCCGCAAGCGCGCCGCGCGCAATCTCGATGCGCTCCATCTTGTTGGCTTCACGAATAGCGTTGCGGGCCTCTTGGGCGCGCGTCTTCACCCAGTCCACGAGGTTGTTCTTCTTCGGCAGCGGCGGCTCGACGCTGACCTCTGGCTTCCACACGATCTTGCCGTCGTGGACGACGAGGTGGTCGCTGAAGGCTTTCTTCACCCACCGCTTCAGGTTTCCGCTGGTGTCAGACTCGAGCACTTCTGCTGCGCGGGCCATCTTCTCCATGCGCTCGGTCGTGCCGGTGAGCCAGCCGTAGAGCTTGCCCCCAGCCCAGATGGCGACCGCGCCAGCAGCCACTGCAGCGAGGCCGATGCCGACCGGCCCAAGGGATGCGGCGAGGGTGCTGAAGCCAGCCGCCATCTGGGCGGCGCCGGCCCCACCCGACGCAGCCGCGAACTTCATCGCGCCGACGATCTGCCCCAGCGTCGCGGCGATGTTCATGCCAGCGACCACACCGCGCAGCAGGCCGAGCGCGTTGACCAGGGTGCCCACCACCATGATGATGGGGCCGAGGACGGCGACCGTAGCGGCAGCGCGCAGGAGGAACAGCTTCCAGCCCTCGGAGAGTCCCTCGAACTTCTCGGCCAACTTGGTCAACCAGTCCATGAACTGCGCGAAGTACGGCAGGATGATGGCGCCGACCTTGATGGCCGCCTCCTGAAGCTTCGCCCAGGCGGCGCGGATCTTGAAGACGTTCGTCTCCTTGGTGGCGGCGAACGTATCGTTCAGCTTGCCCTGCGCGTTGTTGACCTTGTCGATGACCTCGAGGTTCTTCTCGTAGTTGGGGCCGAGCAGCGAGAGCACACCGTTGAGGGCGCGCACGTTGGGGATCAGCTTCCGCATCGCGAGGCGGTCGCCGTCCACCATCTCGTAGAGGCGCTGCAACGTCGGCAGCAGGCCGTCCTTGGCGATGGAGTCGGTGACCTCCTTGTAGGTGAGGCCCATCTCCTTGTACGCCTCGATGGACATCTTCGTCGGCGCCGTGAGGGCCATCATCGTGCCGCGGAGCGAGGTGACCGCCTCCGCGCTTGAGAGGCCGGTCAGGGTCAGGCCGGCGATCATGCCGCCGAGATCCTCGATGGGCACCTTGAGTCCCTGCGCCACCGGCATGATGCGGCCGAGGGACGCGGCGAGCTGCTCCGGTTCGGCCTTGCCGACCTCGATGGTCTTCATGAGCACATCGACCATGTGGGCGGCCGTGAGGTTCGCGTGGCCGTAGGCGTTGACCGCGGAGCTGACAACGTCGGCAGTCGCCATCACATCGCCGAGGCCGGCAGACGACGCCTGGGCGCTCACCTCGAGCGCGTCGAGCGCCTCCTTGCCCTTGAAGCCCGACGAGGCCAAGAAATAGAAGGCGTCTGCGAGTTGGAGCGGCGTCTTGCCGACCTCGCCGCCCATTGCCAGGATGGCGTCGCCGTACTTCTTCGTCTCCTCGGCGGTGAGGCCGGTGAGGTTCTTGATCTTGATGAGCGAGTCCTCGAACTTGTATGCCGCCACGCCAGCGACAGCGAAGCCGGCGGCCACCGGGAGCGTCACGAACTGCGTCATCTGCCGGCCGATGTTCTGCATCTGCCGGCCGACGTGCTCCATGCGCTGGGCGGCGAGCCGGCTGTTCTTGCCGACCTTCTCGCCCATCGCGGTGGTCGCCGCGGCTGACTCGGTCAGTCCCTTCTTGAGGCCGGTGGTATCCGACGTGATGCGGATGACCAGCTCACCATAGAAGTTAGCCATCAGCCGATCTCACCTTTCGCTCGCTTCACCTGGACGGCGACCACGTTCTTGAGCGCCTCGGACCCGCCGAACTGCTTCTTGAGCTCTTCCTGCGGCATCCCGCCCTCGACCGCCTGCCATGCCTCTGCAAACCGGCGCAGCGACATGATCTCGAAGCACTTGGCGATGTCCTCTTGCTCGGCCTCTGACGGCCGGCAACCGAACTCCTGGCAGATGGCGCTGGTCGTCCATACCTCTGGCGCCTCCGCGCCCTTTACGCCTCGGAGATGGCGGTCGAACTCGGCCCAGTAGCCAAAGGGCGCTCCTTCTCCCCAAGTCCGACCTCGGCGGCGATCTTGAAGGTCATCTCGTAGGGAAGCTGGCTGACGTTCTCTGGCGTCACCGGCGCCTCGTCGCTCCAGGCGATGATGCACAGCTCGAGCGCCTTCTGCGTCATGGCGAAGCCCTGCGCCTCTTCCCGCGACTCCTCGTCGTTACCCGGCTGCACCGAGGCGACCTCGGCGCGCAGCCGCTGCAGGGCGGCGAGGGAGAGCGGGCGTACATCGACCCACTCTCCCTCGCCGAGATCCACGCGCTTCTTCTGGTTGAGCAGTCCCATGTCTCACTCCCGTTCAGGAGGCTCTCCAGATCAGGAGAACGCCTCAGTGATGGTGCCGGTCATGCGGAGCACCGCGGAGAACCCGTGGTACTCACCGATCTCCATCGTGCGCGTGTACTTCTCGATCCAGCACTCGCCGCCGACGGTCTTGCCGCTCGCGAAGGTGAGCAGGAACGTGCGCGTCGCCGCGTGCGTCCTGCGGCCGATGTTGAGCACCTCGTCGGGGCCGCTTGTCGCGGTGTCGTCGTACCATCCCTCGATGGTCAGCGGCTCGCGCTTGCGGATGATGCCGATGAGGTACTGCTCGTCGGTCACGCCGAAGGGCGTGGACTCCTTAGCCTCGCGGTTGACCACGAAGTCGGAGATCTTCATCACGTAGTTGGTGCCGAAGCCTGTGGTGAGGGAGCCGCCGTCTGCGCTGTCGATCTCGAAGGCGACTTCGTTGCTGCCATGCTTTGCCATGTGGTTCTCCTTTGCTTACGGTGCGACGTAGACGCCGACCGCGAAGGTCGTTGTCGGTGCGGTGCCGCCGGTGTAGGCCCAGGCGGCCGAGACGTACGAGTTGATCTGGCCCGTGAGGGCGATGTACTGCGAGCCGATGCCGGCGGCGACGTTGGCCGGCGTGATGGCGCTGAACGCCTGCTTGTCGGTGTAGGTCGTGCCATCCGTCGAGTGCCGCAGGGTGACGGTACAGTTGGTCGGCGCGACGGAGCCGCCGAGAGCCGTCATGTGCAGGACCGCAGCGCCGCCGTTAGTGCCGGCCGGCTGGGCGACAGAGCACTTGGCGTCGGCGGTGTCGGTGTTGCCGGCGGTGGTGCGCGCCGCGAGCGGCGCGACCAACTTGCCGCGCTTCTTGCCGTACCAGACGCCGTAGCGGGCCTGCATCTTGGTGACTTCGCTGGTTTCCATCTGGATGGTGTAACCCACGCGCTGGACGCTCTCGTAGATGTCGATGGCGGTGCCGGCCGCCGGTGAGGACGGCGTGTTGATGACGTTGCCGTGCGGCGCGATCGTCATCGGCAGGCCGGTCGTACTGAGGCCGACGAAGGCGTTGTGCCAACCGAGGACTTCATCATCGAACCAGCCCTCTTGCACGATCTCGGTCTGCTTGGCGCCGCCCGACCACAGGTTCTCGTCCACTTGGCCGAGAACATCCGTCTCGTTGAGCTTCAGCGTCACCGCGTCATCGAACTTGCTGGTGGCGCCGAGCATGGAGTAGGAGCCGAGCAGGGCGAAGCCGACCTCGGCAGAGCTGTACTTAGCCATTCGACTTCACCTCCTCGACGCAGTCGTTGGCGAGCCAGGACTTCTCGATCTCGGCGTTGAAGGGCACGACCTTGTCGCCCTTCTTGACCGCCATGATCTTGGCGTCATCCTTGTGGCCGGCCTTCCACTTCTTGAGAGACTCCGCGTCGGCAGGGCACGCGAACCCCACCGTCGCTCGATAGGTTTTCGGCATACCTCTACCTCCGGTACTCGTAGCCGCAGTCCTTGCACTTCCAGGCTTCAGTGACGCCGAAGGTGCGCTGGTCTTCGCGGTGTTCGTGTTTGCAGACAACGCCGCCGCCCTGCGCCGGTGCTGGGACCGGGGCAATCGGCGCGGGCGGCGACTCTTCGGTCAGTTCCACCAGCAACGCGCCGATGCTCGCGTGAGCCGCGGCAAGGGTAGCGATGAGCTTGGCATTAGACTCCGACATGGACGATCCTCACATCGAGATCCCGACGGTGCAGTCCCGTGGTCACGTCCTGGTTGCCGCGCTCGTCCTCGAGCACGACAGGATACGGGAGGGTCAACACAGCGGAGCGCAGCGCGTCGGTGACGGCCAGCGCGTCCGCGTAGGTGTCAGCGTAGGTCGAATACTGGATGCGCGGCTTGCTGACGCCGACCGCGTTGCTCATGAGCTGCTCGCGCGGCATGGCGTACTCGTAGTAGATGACGAAGGGCACACCCACGTCGTTGGGCGCCTCGTTCGGGTACAGGCGCGTGCCGATGAGGGCCGTGAGGCCGGCGTCGGCGGCAAGCAGGGCGTAGAGGTCTGCCTGGAAGCCCATCACAGACCTCCGAAGATGGCACCGACGCGCGCCACGAAGTGCTTGCAGATGGGCAGCACCGAGGCGAGCGCGCCGTTGTGCGCGTAGCGGTAGGCGATGTTGCCTGGGTGGTAGACGCGCGGCCCGATGAACCACTCCCCAGCTTTAGCCCACCAGAACGAGAGCTGCGGAGCAGAACTCGCCTCGATGACATGGGCGACGGCTCCGAACTCGAGCGCGTTGGCGGC